AGAGCTGGCTCTTCAGGACTGACGCTACGAGATAACCTCGACAATTGCTTTAATCCCGTGATACAGTAGAAAGCAAGGGGGCGGGAGCCCCCACAATCCACAATTAAGAATGTCTTCATCACGCTATTTCATTGAGGTTTTGTACACTCGCGCAGGTGACGATTCTCCAGCCTGGCATTCGAGTGATCACGGAACACTACAAGCTGCATTAGGTATTGCTCGTCGGTTCGCGGAAGATCTTGGCGCAGAGAATGTCGCACTGTTCGACCGGTCTCCTACAAGAGTTGGGTTCTGATTACGGGCACCTTTTCTGAGATCAAACCTAGCTATCACAATCCTTTACATTGAGAATAATTATCATGTTCAACGTCATCACATCACGATTCGTCACAGTTTCCGCCTACGCTATCAGCGGCGTCACAGCGGCTGGCATGGCGGTAGCCCTGGCCACCCTGCTATCCGCTAACCCCAAGGGCCCTGACGCTCACGGGCAAGCCGTAGCGCTAGTAGCCTGTGCGGGTTTGGCTGGAACTTGCCTGACCCTCGCGGCCGGTGCTAGCGTCGACGATTAACACTTCGTCACAAAATGTAACAATCGGACCGTTCTCAATAAGGGGGACGGTTCGCAACAAGGGCGGATCGCGTAAGGACATAGGGAACCTGCTGGTACGTGGGAAACATCTGTTACTGTAATACTAAGGGGGTATCCCCGAAAAGTCAACTATCCTGTAGTACAGGCCCCAAAAAATACGCACCAAATACTTTCTTCTGTAATACATGGCCGTTCGTACACCACCCCCGCTATCGCTACGGCACGCACAGGGTGAAGTTTTCAACAGCGACGTACGTTTTCGCGTACTGGTTGCAGGCCGCCGCTTCGGAAAGTCCTACCTAGCCTGCATCGAACTCTTGCGTGGAGCGATCGCCAAACCCGGCGAAACCTTCTTTTATTGCGCCCCGACTTACCGCATGGCAAAAGACATTGCCTGGAAAGTCATGAAACGTATTGTCCCCGCCGCCTGGATCAAATCCAAGAACGAAACGGACCTCAAGCTGGAACTTGTCAACGGCTCCACGATCGAACTGAAAGGCACCGAAAACGCAATGGCCCTGCGAGGCCGCAGCCTTTCCGGCGTGGTACTCGACGAAGCCGCATTTATGGACGCCGCTGTCTGGTTCGAGGTAATCCGCCCCGCATTAGCGGACAAACAGGGCTGGGCATTATTCATTTCCACCCCGGATGGAACGGCCAGCTGGTTCTACGAACTCTGGCAGTACTGCATCACAGGCGACACCAACTGGAAACGCTGGAGCTTCACTACTATCGAAGGCGGCAACGTCCCACCGGAAGAAATCGAAGCTGCACGAGGCCAACTCGACCCCCGAACTTTCCGCCAAGAGTTCGAGGCCAGCTTTGAAAACCTATCCGGCCTCGTTGCCGTCTCATTTAGCGACGCGAACATCAGCACCGCCGCAAAGGACATCCCAATCCTGCCGCTACTACTGGGCGTGGACTTCAACGTGGACCCAATGACCGGAGTCTGCGCCGTAAAAGACAACGACACCCTCTACGTTTTCGACGAAATCCACTTAACAGGCGGCGCCACCACCTGGGACTTCACAGAAGAAGTAATCCGCCGCTTCGGCCTGGAACGCCGCATCATGGCCTGCCCGGACCCAACGGGTGGTGCACGCAAAACCCAGGGCGTAGGCGCCACAGACCACAACATCCTACGAAAATCGGGATTCCGCGTCTGCGCCCCACGCAGCCCCTGGAAAGTACGCGACAAAATCACCGCCGTAAACACGGCCCTTTTAGACGCCACTGGAACGCGCCGCTGTTTCATCCACCCACGCTGCAAGGAACTAATCAAATCCTTCCGCAGCCTGACCTATGCCCCTGGAACGGGCCTACCAAACAAAAATTTAGGCGTAGACCACGCATTTGACGCCTTCGGCTACCTATGCCTACAACAATTCAACCTGGCAAAATCCGGCGTAATGGGCACAACTTCATATAGGTTGTATTGAGCTACACAAACTAATGGTTAATTACGAGGGGCCAAAAAAGCGAACACGCGGTGATAAACGCGCCCAAGAATACATCGAGGCACGCCAACGCCGGATGTACCGCCACCAACTGGACGGCCATAGCGTGCGCCAAATCGTATATGAACATAGTGCCCGCGAAGGAGTCAGCATCCCCACTGCCTGGCGCGACTGGGACCAAGTAAAAAGCTGGACGGAAGAGGACTGGATCCGCGACCGCGAAGCAATGCTGGGCCGCATCCAAACGATGCGCCTCCGCGTCGTCCACGCCGCGATGAAAAAGGGCCACTACCAAGTCGCCGCCCAAGTTCTGGATTCCCTGGGACGTGTCCTCGGCGAAAACACCCCCGAACAAGTATCCGTCCAAGTTCCATCCCTAAATATCCAAGTCGAACCGAAAGTAGCTACCGCCCAACTACCCGAAAGCGAGGTAATCGAAGCCGAAATAACACCACAAAAAGAAGTAGATTTAGCTGAACCCGCCCCATAAATCAATGCCCGGACACTACGGCCAAGGCAAAAAGAAGAAGCCCAAGGGAAAGAAGGGACCCAAGAAGTAGAATATGAACAGCTGTCGCGATTTCCATGGCAAAACGCGGTTTATACGCCAATATCCACGCTAAACGTAAGCGCATCAAGGCTGGCGCGGACGAAAAGATGCGCAAACCAGGCTCAAAAGGCGCCCCAACCGCTGGAGCGTTCAAAAAAGCAGCCAAAAAGCGCAAACCAAAGGGCAAAAAGTAGTGGGAACTCGAATCATCACCGGCTTTTGCACACACCTTGAGGTGGACTCGGAAAGCCGCACCACCGAAGCCTCCTTTGCATTTATGACACCGCAAGACCCCGAGGACTTTGCCGGTATGATGGTGCGTCTTGCCAGCGGAATCGAAGTAATGATCGAAGTTGAGGACGAAGATGATTGAATACCGTGGCGAAAAATTCAGCGGTTACAACAAACCAAAACGCACCCCAGGCCACGCAAACAAAAGCCACGCAGTGCTCGCAAAGGAAGGCGACACGGTAAAGCTGATCCGTTTCGGCCAACAGGGCGTAAAAGGCAGCCCCAAAAAAGATAACGAAAGCGAATCCTCGCGAAAGCGCCGCGAAGCATTTAAGAAACGCCATGCCGCTAATATCAAAAGAGGTAAAATGTCCGCCGCTTACTGGGCAAATCGCGAGAAATGGTGACTAAGTGACCTATTCAGTTCCCGGCCAAATCCGCACCCACCTTGTAAGTTCCAACACCCTTGGTGGAGCTGACAGTCCGTTCACCCGCACGCAAGCGGCGCTGGGCATGATGAAGGGCTGGGAAATCATGAAGGCCGTCACCCTTGGGACGGAATACCTCCGCGAAAACAGCGAAGCCTTCCTACCAATCGAACCCCGCGAGGACTACACCGCCTATCTAGCGCGTGTAAACCGCGCCGTATTTTCCCCATTTACCCAGCGCCTGGTGCGTGCCGCTGCAGGGCTAATCCTGCGCAAACCCATCAGTTTGGTAGGCGACCCATACTGGACCGATATTTTTGCAAAAGACGTTGACGGGTGCGGCTCAGACCTAGATGAGTACGCCCGCCGCCTGCTGCTCTGCTCACTAACCTACGGTCATTGTCATACACTAGTAGATTTTCCGGCCCCAACGGCTGCCCGCAGCCTTGCAGAAGAGCGCGAGCTTAACCGCCGTCCGTACTGGATCGAGGTTGACCCCGACAACATCTACGGATGGCGCCTGGACCGTGAAGTCAACTACGGCAATTTAGTACAGGTCCGCATCAAAGAAAAAGCAGTAGTACCTGACGGCGAATTTGGCGAAAAAGTATACGACCAGATCCGTGTAATCGAGCCTGGCCAGTACCGCGTTTACCGCCAAGTAGAAACGAAAAAGGACTTACAGGGCGGCTACCCATACCCAAACGCCTTCGACGCAACGGACGCCACCTCGGACTACGAGCTAGTGGAATCAGGCGACTACAGCCTGGGCCAAATCCCCCTGGTAACAACGTATGCAGGCAAGACCGACACCCTTACAAGTAAGCCACCACTACTTGACATCGCATATTTAAACCTGGCCCATTTCCAACGCCAGGCCGACCTAATCCACAGCCTGCACATCGCTAGCCAACCAATTCTTGTCCTCGAAGGCTGGGACGACCAATCCAAAGACGTAGCTGTAAGCGTCAATTATGCAATGGCCAGCCAGCCTGGCAACAAGGTTTACTACGTGGAACCAGCCGCGAACGCATTTGAGGCACAGTCCAACGAAATCCGCGAGCTGCAAATGCAGATGGCCACCCTCGGCATCAGCACACTTAGCCAACAAAAGTTTGTTGCCGAATCTGCCGACGCTCGCCGCCTGGACCGTGTCGACACAAACTCAATGCTGTCGATGGTATCTCTTGACCTAGAACAGTCCCTACAAAAGGCATTTAATCTCGCCGCCGATTATGTAGGAATTGCACCACCAGAGGTAAGCATCAGCCGCGACTTTGACATCGACCGTTTAATCGGCCAAGACATAACGGCGTTGACGGCATTGTTCGACCAAGGTGTGCTGGGACGTGACGAGTTCCGTCAAATCCTTGTCCAAGGTGAAATTTTGCCTACCGCTAGCGAAGAACAAAACGCTAGTACCGATACTCAAGACACCGAGGAAGAATAACCGCAAACCCTAGGTTCTTGTAAACTACATAAGTAGACTAAACAAGTACATGGAGTATGCCTACATGGGTAAGTCCTTAGAAAAGGTGCTTAAGCCCGACGGTTCCGAAGTATGGGAACTGGTCGAGTTACGCGAACCTCAACCTGAACCCGAGGTATGTAAAGCTGTTCGCAAGCGCAAGCCCTCAAAGCCTGCGGAAGACACCCCTAACTGCCCCCTTAACTTCTGATTATGGAAGAGCACGTCATCCAGGAAACGCCCGTGGCGAGCCCTGACCAGCCCGTGGCTGCAGCCGACACCGCTCCACAGCAACCAGACCCTGCGCTTGCTGTAAAAGCCGAATACGAGACCCAGCTTGCCGCCTTAAAACAGCAAGCAACTGAAGCCGAGGAACGTTTCCAAGGTATCAAATCCAAATTGGATGAGGTCTACAAAAAGCAGGACGACCAGCGCAAACAAACGCTGGAAGACCAAGGCCAGTGGAAAGACCTCTGGGAGGAAGCTAACAAAAGCGCCCAAGAAAAGGACACCCAAATCAGCACCCTGGAACGCCAGTTGGCAGACATGAAGGTCTCCAACGAGGAAGCTTCCATGCGTACAAAAGCGTTATCAGCAATCAGCCAAGCCGGTGCCATCAACGCCGAGCAAATGTTGCTGCTGGTACAAAACAACCTGCACAAAAAGGACAACGGCGACGTTGTAATTCTGGACAAAGGTGTCGAACAAGATATTACTAATTACCTAGGCAATTTAAAGAACCCCGGCTCAGGTTTTGAGCATCACTTCAAGCCCAGCAGCGCCGCTGGCATGGGAGCCAAACCGACACCAAATTCTGTTATTGCCCCTGGAATGCCTAATCCCTTTAAGGCCGGTAGTATTAACATAACGAGACAAATGCAACTAAAAGCAGAGGAGCCGGAACTTGCAGCTGTGCTGGAAAGGGAAGCTTCTTTGTAGCCCCGGTGGGGCGTGTCTCGCCAAGTCCGTGGCTTGGACCCCGCACACACCTTTAACGTTGGTTTTCTAAGATGGCCGCACCATTTCAGAATTATTCCGGCGGTGTCCTGCTCGCGGACATCGTAAAGAGGAATAATCTCAGCACCTATGTGTCTGAGGCAGTAAAAGAGCGCAGCTTGTTCATCAAGTCTGGCGCTGTTGTTCGTAATCCTTTGCTGGATGCCCGCGAAGGCGGCACCCGCATCCAGGTGCCCGAGTTTAATCCAGTATCTCCAACTGAGGAGATCATGGACGGGACAGCTACATGGGGCAGCAGCTCCGCTGGCTACCTGACTCCACAGAAGATCGGCACCGGAACCCAGATCGCTTCCATCTGCCATCGCGGTTTCGCGTATGCAGTGGACGACGTTGCAATGTTGGCAGCGGGCGAAGACCCAATGCTTCACATCCGCAACCAGCTTGCCGATGCAATCAACAAGCTGAACAGCGCACGCCTGTTCTCGCAGCTTGCTGGTTTGTTTGGTACTGCACTGTCTGCCCATTCTTTGGACAAGGCAGTTGCTGCAACCTCAGGACAAGGCGAAGCCAACTTCCTGACCGCAGCCAATTTGGCTGAGGCCCGCGCTGCCCTTGGCGAGCGTGGCGATGAGCTGGACACCTTGATTGTCCACCCATCCGTTGGTTTCTACCTGTATCAGGTTGGCCTTCTTACCTTCAGCACCTCTGCACTGGCCGCTTCTGGCGCAGTGACCTGGGGCGGTGGCGGCGTCGGCGTTGGAGCCCGCTCCATCGGCGAATTTGCTGGCTGCAACGTGATCATGGACCCACAGGTCAACACTGTGATCCCTGGCACATCAACCCACATCAAGGAGTTCCGCTGCTTCCTGATGAAGGGTGGTTCAGTTCTGGAAGGCGTCCAGCAGGATCTGCGTATTGAAGCAGACCGCAACGTGCTCTCGAAGCAAGACGTACTGTCTGTTGACTACCACACCGCCTACCACGTGATGGGCACCAAGTGGACTGACGCTGGTGACAACCCCACCAACGGCAACCTGGCTACCGCTAACAAGTGGTCCGCCACCTACGATGTCGACCTGATCCCAATGGTCGAGTTGATCGTAAACAGCCCACTGGACACCAGCGCAATCGCCTGATACGTCCAGCAAAAGCTGATATTGCCCCGCTTCGGCGGGGTTTTTTATTGGGCTAAAATCAAGGAAAGTATTTCTGCAGTCTTGTGGCCGCAACAATAAATGCCACATTAAAGGGCGAAAACGCCAACAGCTTTGTAACGCTGGCGGAAGCAAACGCCTATTTCGAGACCGTACCAAGTTCTTCAACCTGGGACGACAAAACTGACGACCAAAAGAACCGCGCCATCATCAGCGCAACCCGCTGGATCGACGTACTTAACTTTTACGGCGACCGTTGCAGTAACGGCCAAGCCCTGAGCTGGCCACGCAACAACTACCACGTCGACCGGGTGGAACTTACATGCTCCGCCATCCCATCTGACATCAAATACGCCACCTACGAGCTGGCGCGTGCGTTAGCAAACGACACGGATGCCGTCACGGGTAACACCGGAACCGAAGGTTTGTATGAAGAAGTTGAGCTAGGCGAACTAAAGGTGAAGTACAACACAGATAGCCAGGCGACTGGATCTGTGAACAACATTTTTGATGTCTACCCCTGGTTACAGTCTTACCTTGGAGCCTTCACCCTGGGCGGTTCTGGGGGTTATCAAGTGCGCGTTGTTAGAGGATGAAATGTCAAAAATAGACGACACCTTTTCGCCGATTCCAGCCCAGATCTTCAACGACTGGGGCCAGGACATCACGTATATCAAGACCACTACACCCCGCGCCTACGACCCCACCACAGGGGCTGTGACTGGAGCGGACACCAATGTCACGGTAAAGGGCATCATCAGCCGCCTTACACCCCGCGAATCCGAAGGCTTGTACCAAAGCACGGACGTAAAAATCTTGATTGGTACGGCAGAACTTGGCGACTATTACCCAACAGAAGCCGACCGTGTGCAGTACCCGCAGGCAGGCCAAACCCGCGAAGCCAAGATTATCAACATTTTGACCTATCGTGGTGACAAGCCCATATACCACACTTTGATCGTGAGGCCACAGTAATGGCAAAAAGAGACCTTAAATTTTTTGTTAAAGACCTAGAAAAGGCCACAGTAGAGGGCGTTAGAACTGCCTGTGTCGAAATACTGAATGACCTCGTTGCTGCAGGACCAGCCTATTCAGGGGAGTTTTCTTCCTCTTGGTATGTAGTAACTCCTGGCAGCGGTCCAGGCAAGGCACGTAGCTCTACAGGTCTCTACAAATATGATTTAAGGAATGTACCAAAAGCTAAATTCAATAAAACAGGTCAGTACACGATACTGAACACAGCCCCACATGCCGACGTAGCTATGGACCTTGTTCCCTACGGGAGAGCAACAGAAGATTTTGGAAAGCGTGTAGTAACTACTAAAAAGTTAGATCTCGGTAAAAGAAATGAAGGCGGCACTCGTGGACAGGTGAGTGGTGACGGGTCTAACTCAAGCTCTGCACCACCTGATTGGTGGCCAACATTTGGTACGGGCGGAGCTTTAAGTTCAGCTGTGTCAAAAGGTTTTTCTAAAGGCTTCGTTAGGTTTGGTAAAGCAAGAGGGTTTGGTTAATGAACTACCAAGCGATCCGGGCATCAATGGAGAACCCGCTACTGACGGCGTTCAATAACCTTGTGCCAGCAGTGCCTGTTTACTTTGACAACATCACTGCCGTACCACCGAATACAACCACCGAGTACGTCCGCGTCAACATCACGTTTGGCCTAACCAACGAACCAACACTGACCTCCAGCGTGGACAATGCCCGTGGCGCGTTAGTAATCCGCTTGTTCACAGAAAAGGGCCGTGGCCCGGCCCGCAATCAAGAACTGGTAACAACTGCCGTAAACGTGTTAGAGACCATTAACGACACAGCTAAAACTACTACAGGTGTATTTGTAAAATTGGGTGAAATAAACGGCCCAAGTTTTTCAGCTACAGATGAATCACCGCATTTTGTAGGTCGTATTGATACAGGCTATGTAGCGACTGTGCTGTTTTAAATACCCGCTAACCTATAGGTAGCCGGGCAGTGCCCGCGGAGACCCTTATTCCCTGGTACGCCCAATGGCAACCACCGTTCTTTCCGGCACTTCAGGTGCCCTTTACTACAAGCCCGCTGGCACAACCAGCAGTTTTGCCGAGTCTAACGTCGATACTGGCGCAGACGCCATTACTGTTGCAACCTACTTGAACTTGAAAGTAGGTGATCCTGTGCAGTTTAGTGTGATCAACGCTCAAACTGGCGGCGCAGGCACAGGCACACTTCCCGCAGGAATCAGCGCAGCAACCACCTACTACGTTATTACTTACACCGCCAGCACTGGAGTGCTGCAGGTGTCTGCAACCCTGGGTGGATCGACAATTACCGTCACCGACGACGGCACAGCCGTTAGCCCCAACGCTTTCCAAGTTGCCTACGCCGCATTTGCAGTAGTCGGACAGGTGCGCGAGTGGAACTTTGAAATCACTCGTGCCGAAATCGACGTAACCACCATCGGCCAAATTCCCGGCCAGTACGTTCCATTCCGCAGCTACATCTCTGGCTTCGGCGATGGTACGGGCAGCGCAACGGTCTACATGACCGACGAAGATGCTTCCCTTAGCAACCGCATGATCGAGGACGTACTTCAGCGCAACCAGACTGGTGCTGCCTTCAAGCTTTACATCGATCAGGTGTTCAGCAGCGGTTCAGTGAGCGACACCGAAAGCCGTTCCATCGAGTTTGAAGCGATTATGACTTCTGCCAGCATGAACGTTACTCCAGACGATGCGCAATCCGTAAGCGTAAACTTCCGTCCGGCCAGCACTCCAAGCTTCGACTTCAGCCAGAGCTGATAAAGTGCTACTTAAGGCACTACTTAATAATTATTAAGTAAGCACCTAGCCCCGGTTTTACTGGGGTTTTTTATTGCGCTACGCTATAGTTAATTTATAGTCAAGTACAAATCATGCCCGCTGGATCTAATCGCGCTATTGACCGGTTGCGTAAAGCAGCAAATCTCCAGCCAAGCAAGCGCAAGGTTGAGCTATCTGACGGCACCACATTTGAAATGTGGGTCAGTCCGCTAACCATGGCTGAACGCGAACGCGCCCAGAGGCAAGCCAAGTCTGACGACGCTGGAGCGTTTGCACTACAGCTGCTGATCGGCAAAGCACAGGACGAAAACGGCGCCAAGCTTTTCTCTGCCGGTGAAGTGGATGTCTTAAAAAACGAAGTCAAGGACAGCGATCTGCAGTCTTTGATGCTGGCCATCCTTAGCGACGAAGACGAAGAGCCAATGGACCCAAAATCCTAGTTGCGGAACTTCGCAAAGATAACTGGCTCATGCTGCAATTTGGCGTTGCCAAAGAGCTTGGCATGAGCTTGACCGAAGTCCGCACTACCATGACACCTGAAGAACTTATTGGCTGGAGCACTTACTTCCAGATCCTTAACGAGGACCAAGAAAAGCAATTAGAGAAAGCCCGCAGACGGCGTTAGACTGGAAAAACAGTAGGGCAACGGTCGATGTTTGATTATGATGCCAATATAAGAGTAAATATAAATGACACCGCAGCTTTAGCGGCGCTTAAAAAATTAGAAGATAAAATAGCACAATTATCCGACCCTAGAACAGCAGGCGCTCTAAAAAATCTAATAGGTCCTTCAAAGGCTAAAGGAGAGTTTAGTGCGTTAAAACAAGAAAGAGCAGAAGACTTAGCGTATAGAAAAAGAAAAACTCGCCAAATAGCAGACGAGTTACGTCTAAGCAATGCTTTAGAGCTGCAAGAAGGACGCCGCATAAAGCTGCAACGTGCTGGTGCTCTAGACGTAGCAAGCCGAAAAAAAGCAATCGCAAAGCTAGACAAAATAGCTGCTGCTAACCCGAAGAATGCTGAAATACAAGAACGTGTAGCCACTGGCCTTAGCCGGATTCTTGCAACACAGAACGAATTAAACCGAGCAACCAATAAAAATGTCGGGCAGAAGCAGCGTATTGCTGACTACAACAAGCAGATAGATAGGTTACGTGAACTAGGTGCTACTGAAGGGCAGCTAAGGAAAGCACAGAAAAGAAAGTACGAATTTATAGACGCCGCTGAAAGGCGCCAAACCTCTCTTTCTGACCGGCGTGAGCTACAACTAAAACGCGAAATAAAGCTAGTTGGCGATGCACAGAAAGCAGCTAGAGATGCAGCCACAGCAGTAACACGCCCTGGAACGCTTAGTGGCGGTGCCAGCAGCAGCTTAAACCAAGGACCAGCTAGATCTGTATTAGGGTCTCCTGCAGCAGATAAAGCTAGGTTTGATTTTTACGAAAAGAAATATAAAACCGCTTTAGCAGAAG